GGACGATAGTCTTAGCATCGCAAGGTGTCAAGACCGAAGTAGCGACGTTGGTCCAGGCTCCCGCCTGGTATACGGATTCATGCCTATGGGGGTGAACCCTAGTGCAATCATCCTCCCAGCGCCGCCGGGCCCACCCGACGAAAGGTGGATCCAGCTTTCGGCTGGTCTTCCTTGACCTTGGTTGGGTCAACCTTAAATCGCCCCTATACCCCCACCGTAGCTGCACCAATACCGGGACAAACGCGGAACTCAGGAGGAACCATATAATATGGCCCCCTGAGCTGCTGGAGGAAGGATTGCAACCCCTCACCCAGCGCCCGCGGCCGGTCCGTCAGCCTAGGATACGGGACCCGCTGATTAATCTCAGCGAGAACCCGGTCCAAACGCCGACGAACCAACACAGGGGTCAAAACGACAAGCTTAGCCGGCGGCCAACCGCGACACATGTGAAACCCGTTCTCAAACCGGGCCATCACATCGCGCTGGAAGGCCTCCAGGCTTACCCCGTCGGCAGCTTGACCCCTAGGTCCCACGAACTCTGCGTGCGACGCGAGAATCGACTGCAGGACCCAGTCCTCAAGGTCAGGCTGGCGAAGCCCGAAACGAGAGGACCAAGGAGACTGCAGCTGGCCCAGTAAGACCGCGGAGGCCTGCCCTTGTGCCATGCAAACTCGTAGAGCCCTACCCCAATGGGGGCGAAGGGTTGCGATAGCATGGCGGATGGACAGGTCATCTCCGGGAAAACCGGGACCACCGAACTCGCGAGGCACGAGCGGGTTGAGGCCGACCGCCCTGAGCTGCGAGAACTCGTTAGAGTATACCTTAGCAGCTAGGTAAGGCACGCCCGGGGCGCTCTTCATGGAGGGCCCACCGAAACAGTGTCGTACCAAACCAGGCGGCCGTCCTCAACGACGCAGAGCCTCTCAACTAAGCAGCCGGCAAACCGGGATAGCGTGTCTTTCGGCACGCTAACCGCCCCGCCGGTCTGCTCGAGCAGCCTGTCGAACCGATAGGAAGCCAAAAGGGTTCCGACGGCTAGCAGGTCGTCACCAACGACACGGACCTTCTGGCCAAAGCATTCTGTGGACAACCAAAGGTTGAACACGTTCAGCAACGGCCAAGTCGGCCCGGCGCCCATCAGCGGGCACCCGTTGGTAAGGAATTCCCCTTGCGGATCACGAACCTTTACAGGACACGTGAAAGCAAGGAGGCACTGCTCGACTGAACCGGACCAACCGACTCCGCGGCAAAAGCCGCGACCAATGGCCGTTGCCAACGGACCAGGTATGAGATCGGTTGCCCGCTTCAGATCCGCCGACCTCACGTAATCCCAATGCCTAACTGCCCATGTAGGCCCAATGGGGTCCTCGCGAGGATTAGTGCGCGCATCCTGGCCTAAAACGGCGAGAAGCGCAGCATTAAGGTAGGTTCCGAGGAACGCGGCGCAAGAATGGAAGGGTGTAACCACCCTAACCTTTGCACCGCGCTCCCGTACTACCACCCGGCGAACGTTGAGAGGAATACCGTCAAGGTGCCCCTCTTTACGCATCCACCAAAGGGACCCAGCAAGAGCAAACAAGTACTCTCGCTGGACCTCCCAGGTTTCAAGCGTAAAGCTCAAGGTCTCGGCATACTCTGGCTTCCACAGCCACAGAACCGATTCCAAGGGCAACGGGGCACCTACCGTTGCTGCGGACGGCGTCGAGGACCAGCGGAACTCGTCAAAGACAGTAAACTCGCTGGCCCAAGGCTGCACGTCCGCAGCCAGAGCACGAACGTCTTCAAGTGGCAAAGCCGAGGAACGGAAGGAATCAATCACTTCCTTTAACTCGGCTCGCCATCCACCGTGGGCTCGGGTAGAGTCCAGAGCGGCGGACGCCCCAAAGGCGCCCCGCCCCGCAACTGGGCCTTTCCCGTGCGCCCAACGGGCAGCAAACCGCGAAGCCGCCATACGGAGGCGACGCGGAACCGAAAAGGACCTGGTTAGGTCCTCACGATGCTGCTCCAAGGCGTCGGACACTTG